AAGATAAAAGGAGTCTTTATGCAAGGAGAGATTAAAAATAGAAATGGTAGAGTCTATCCTATGCAAGTTCTTGATGAGCAAGTGAATAAGTATAAACAAAGTTACATTGATAAAAATAGAGCATATGGTGAGTTAGGACATCCAAGCGGACCAACAATTAACTTAGAAAGAGTTAGCCATATGATTACTGATCTTTATAAAGATGGTAATAACTATATTGGTGAAGCTAAAATTATGGATACACCTTATGGTAAGATAGTAAAGAATTTAATGGATGAAGGAGCTAGCCTAGGAGTTAGTTCAAGAGGCATGGGATCATTAAAACAAAACGGAAGTTCCCAAGTTGTACAAAAAGATTATCATTTAGCCACTGCAGCTGATATAGTAGCGGATCCAAGTGCACCGGATGCATTTGTTGAAGGTATTATGGAAGGTAAGGAATGGGTATGGGATAACGGAGTTTTGAGAGAAGCTCAAGTAAACGAATACAAAGAAGAAATTGAAAAATATTCAAAAAGAAACTTAGAAAAAGCTAAGTTAAAGGTATTTACAGATTTTCTTTCAAAACTTTAAAATATTATAAATAATTAGTAACAAAGACTTAAAACCAAGGAGAAAAATTATGTCTGAACAAGATCTTAATCAAGATCAGGAAGCAATTGAAGATAGTCAGCCAACGGAGCTAGATGAATTCAAGGCATCAATGGGTGACCCTTCAGAAGTTCCTGAGCCAACATCAACAACAGCCGCTGCCCCTGGTCCGAGTAAAGATCAAGGAGACAAAGTAGCACCTAAACAAGGTTCCTCTAAAATAGAGAAGCCTAAAGAAGTAGGTACTAAAATGGGAATGATTAATGCCATGATGAAAAAAATGGGTGGCATGGATAAAAAAACAGTCGAAACAATGTACGCAATGGCAATGAAACCTGCAAGTGAAATGAAAGGCATGATGACAGGTATGAAGCAGCCAATGATGAACATGAAAAAGCCTAAAATGGGTGAAGAGACTGAATATAAAATATCTGCAGAAGATATAGATATCAAAGATGATGTTAAAGCACTTTTTGGAAACGAAGATTTATCTGAAGAGTTTAAAGAGAAAGCATCAACTATTTTTGAAGCTGCAGTAGTTAACAAAATTAACGAAGCTATGGAAACATATACTTCAAGTATGAATGAGTCATATCAAGAAGATACTCAATCAATTAAGAACGAGCTATCAGAAAAGATGGATACTTATTTAGACTATGTTGTAGAACAATGGGCTAAAGATAATGAACTTGCAATTGAAACAGGTCTAAAAGCTGAACTAACAGAAGACTTTATGTCTGGATTAAAAGGTCTATTCGAAGACCATTATATTGATATTCCAGAATCTAAAGTTGACGTTGTTGAAGAACTCGCATCTAAGAATGAAGAACTTCAATCTCAATTGAACGCTGAAATGGAAAGAAACATGGAAGCTAAAAAAGCAATTGAAGAGAATGATCAGCAAAAGATCATTGATCAAGTAACCGAAGGTCTAGCAGAAACTCAAAAAGAAAAGTTTCAAACTCTAGCCGAAGGTGTTGAGTTCAAAGATACAGAATCGTTTCAAAAGAAACTATCAATAATTAAAGAAAGTTATTTCTCTATCGATAATGATACTGAAGTAGCTAATTTAGTGGGTGAAACTGATGAACCTCTTGATGAAGAGGCTAAACCTGAAGGATCTTCTTTGGATCCTAAGATGGCGGGCTATGCTGCAGCTATCTCAAGGTCTTTAAAGAAGTAAGTATATTATAAATATTATAAACAAAGAAAAGGCTGACTTTTCAAATTAATTTTAACCAATTAGGGAGAACATTAAAAATGTCTTATTTAACAGAAGAGCTAGTGAAAAAATGGCAGCCAGTCCTTGAACATGGGGATCTTGACCCTATCAAAGATCCACACAAGCGTCAGGTAGTTGCCACTTTACTAGAAAACCAAGAAAACGCGGCTCGTGAAGCTGCTTCTGGTTCTGGCGGATATTCTATGCCTACACTATTAGGGGAGGCTGCTCCAACTAACGCAATGGGAGCATCTTCATCTACAGCTAGTGATGGTGCAGTCGACATATTCGACCCAGTACTTATTTCACTTGTAAGAAGAAGTATGCCTAATCTTATCGCATATGACATCTGTGGTGTCCAGCCAATGACTGGTCCAACAGGTCTTATTTTTGCTTTAAGATCTAGACTACAAGATCAAACAGGTGATGAAGCATTATTCAACGAAGCTAATACTTCACACTCAGCTATCGGATCTCAAGCTGCAAATACATCTAACTTCGGTGGTGTACTTGACGGCGCTGCAGGTACTGATCAAGCTGGTAACGATCCAACAGCTAGAGCATCTGGTTCAGGCTATACGGTTCACCAAGGTATGTCTACAGCAACAGCTGAAGCATTAGGTGACAGTGCAGCTAACTCATTTGCAGAGATGGCTTTCTCAGTAGAGAAGGTTTCTGTAACTGCAGTATCTAGAGCTCTAAAAGCAGAATACACAATGGAATTAGCACAAGATCTTAAAGCAATCCACGGCTTGGATGCTGAAAGTGAATTAGCTAATATCTTATCTGCTGAGATCTTATCTGAAATAAACAGAGAAGTAGTAAGAACAATCAACTATACAGCTACTGCTGGAGCACAATCAAATGTGTCTTCTGCTGGTACATTTGACTTAGATGTAGACAGTAACGGTAGATGGTCAGTTGAAAGATTTAAAGGTATGATCTTTCAAATTGAAAGAGAAGCTAACCAAATCGCTAAAGCTACAAGACGTGGTAAAGGTAACGTATTGATCTGCGGATCTGATGTTGCTTCTGCACTTCAAATGGCTGGTGTTCTTGATTACACTCCTGCATTATCTAACAATCTGAATGTTGATGATACTGGTAATACTTTTGCTGGTGTACTTAACGGAAGAATTAAGGTATATGTAGATCCATACTTCTCAAGCGCATCTGGAAGTCAATACTTTACATTAGGATATAAAGGATCATCTGCATTTGATGCTGGTCTTTTCTACTGTCCTTATGTACCACTACAGATGGTAAGAGCAGTTGGCGAGAATACATTCCAACCAAAAATCGGGTTTAAGACTCGTTATGGAATGGTCGCTAATCCATTTGCTACATCAAACGCTGATGGCGCAATTGCTTTCGCTAAGAAAAATATTTACTACAGATTTGTAATAGTAAATAACTTAATGTAATCTAACGATTACACCGCACCTTAAAATTAAAGGGATCTTCGGATCCCTTTTTTTTTGCTTAAAAACTGATAAATAGTAGTATGAGCGCAACAGACAATCAACCAGAAAATAATAACTTTCTATCACCTTTAGGTTTTAGATTTATAGTAAAAAAATTACCATTGGTAAACTTCTTTTGTCAAAGTGCATCATTACCTTCAGTATCATTAACTGAAACAGAAATACCAAATCCATTAATAAGAATACCACTAGCTGGTACAAAGTTAACTTATGCACCATTAGATATTAGATTTAGAGTAGATGAAGATATGAAAAATTATCTTGAGATATATAACTGGTTATTAGGATTGGGTACTCCAGAAGACTCAGCACAGTATGCAACTTTAAATACTGCAAGTAATGCAAGACCTACTGCTGGTGATGCAATGAAGGGTGTTTTTAGTGATGGAAGTATAGTTATTATGACAAGCTCACAAAATCCAAATTTAAGAATAAGTTTTGTAGACTTATATCCAATCAACTTATCACCATTACAATTTGATGTTACTGGTTCTGATGTAGCATACTTAGAAGCAGACTGTACTTTAAATTATAGACAATTTACTGTTGAATCAGTTTAAGAATTGTGTTATAATGAGGTATGAAGTTAGAAGAATTGCTAGATCTATGGAAGAACGACAGTAAAGTTGATGATGTTGATTTAGATACTGAAAGTTTAAAAATACCTGAATTGCATGGTAAATACTTAAAGTATCTTTATGACTCAAGGATCCAACTTAGAGCGTTGAAGATTAAACAAAAATCTTTATATAATAAGTTGGGACAATATTATAGGGGTGAACTTAATAACCCTGAAGACTTGAAAGAGTTAAAACGTGAACCTTGGCCAAAAGTTATATTGAAGCAAGACATACCTGAGTATGTTGGAGCTGATAATAGTATGATGTCTTTACAGTCAAAGATAGCATATCAAGAAGAACTTGTTGGTTGTTGTGAAGATATATTGAAGAATATAAACAACAGAGGATTTCAGATTCGTGCAGCCATTGACTGGAGAAGACTTACACAATTCGGTGGAGGATAATTTAGTGATTATCGAACCAGTAAACGAAGTACATGCAAAAGTTATAGCAGACAATGGAATAAAACAAGAGCTAGTTGATTTCTTTACATTTGAAGTACCAGGTGCTAAGTTTATGCCTGCTTATAGAAATAGATATTGGGATGGTAAAGTTAGATTATATAATGGTCAAACAAAACTTATATACAAAGGTCTTATAGATTACTGTGTTAAGTTTGCAACAGATCGAGGATATAAAGTTGATAAAAAAATTGAAGAAGTTAAGATTACAGAGCCAGAAACATATCATTTTAATTTACCTATAAAACCTAGAGACTATCAGATAAGCACGTTTAGAACGTGTATAAACGCCCAGAGACGACTTATATTGTCTCCAACAGCAAGTGGTAAGAGTTTAGTAATTTATATGTTGACTCAGCATTATAAACAGGATAAAGTATTAATAGTTGTTCCAACAACAAGTTTAGTATATCAAATGAAAAGTGATTTTGAAAGTTATAATTGTAAAGAAGGTATCCATACTATAATGAGTGGTAAAGAAAAGTCAACAGATGATAGATTAGTTATTAGTACTTGGCAATCAATATACAAAATGGATCCAAACTACTTTGATCAGTTTGATGTAGTTATAGGAGATGAAGCTCATTTATATAAAGCAAAGAGCTTAACTAAGATAATGGAAAAGTTAAAGAATACAAAATATAGATTTGGATTTACAGGAACCTTAGATGGATCACAAACACATAAGTTAGTATTAGAAGGTTTGTTTGGTCCTGTATATCAACCTGTTACAACTAAAAAATTAATTGATGATAAACATCTTGCAGACTTTTTAATCAAATGTATTACATTAAAGTATCCAGAACAAATATGTAAGCAAGCAAAAGATTATAAGTATCAAGATGAAATAGATTTTATCACAACATATGAACCACGAAATAAATTTATAAGTAAACTTTGTACAGCTCAAGAAGGAAACACTTTAGTTTTATTTCATCTTATCAATCATGGAAAAACAATCCATGATTTAATATTAACACTCAAAGATAAAGATAGAAAACTATTTTTTGTATATGGAGGAACTGATGCCGAAACTAGAGAACAAATTAGAGCAATCGCAGAGACTGAAGATAATTCAATTATTGTTGCAAGTTTTGGGACTTTTAGCACAGGTGTTAACATCCGTAATCTCCACAATATCATCTTTGCTTCGCCGTCTAAGTCAAAGATTAGGAACCTCCAAAGTATCGGCAGAGGACTCCGCAAAGGAGACAAAAAAGAAAAAGCGAGATTGATAGATATAAGTGATGATTTGAGATATAAGAGTAAGACCAATTATACATTAAATCATTTTAGTGAAAGAATTAAAATTTATAATGAAGAAAGATTTGAATATAAATTATACAAAATGGAGATAAAATGAAACAACAGTATTGCTCTAAACTAATTAAACTATCTAATGGTGATGATATTGTGTGTGAGGTTGACATCTCTAGTTTAAAAACACAAGAGGTCAAAGTTAAAAATCCACAGAAGATTGTTACATTAACAAATCAAACTCATATGGGTATGGCATTCGTTAAATGGGTTCCATTTAATTTTGGTGAGAGAATTCCAATAAATAAAAAACATATAGTAACTGTTTGTAATACACATCCAGTAGTTTTAGAATACTATAATAAAACAAATGATAAAATTAAAAACTACAAACCAAGAACAAAAGTAGAAGCAGCTGCTAATGCTATAACAGGAATGGAAGAACCAGAAGAAGGTGAGTTTGTTAATGTTAATCAGATTAAAGAAGTAATAGATAAGATGACTGGTGGAGAAGAGAATACTAAACTAGATGAGATAATGGATGAATTGAATGACCCTGATAAGAAGATCACCTTTCATTGATATATCCTATCCTTCCCGCCAGCTACATCAGCTATTTTACATTGGAAATAGAAAAAGTCAACAGTTAATTTTAAAAAAGGAAAAAAATGGGACGAAGAGCTAAACAAGAGTATGTTAATAACAAAGACTTTTTAGCAGCAATGATTGAGTATAAAGCGAGAGTTCACGAAGCAAAAGATAAAGAGAATACAAGACCAATAGTACCAACTTATGTTGGAGAATGTATAATGAAGATTGCAACCCACTTAGCAAGAAAACCAAACTTTGTAAATTATACATTCAAAGAAGAAATGATAAGTGATGGTATTGAAAACTGTTTACAGTACATAGATAATTTTAATCCAGAGAAGAGTAACAATCCATTTGCATACTTTACTCAGATTATATACTATGCATTTTTAAGAAGGATCCAAAAAGAAAAGAAACATCTGTTCGTTAAGTTTAAGATGACTGAACAAACTAACTTGTTTGATACAACAGCTGCAACTCAAGAACATGATACATCTAAAAACTTTAAGGATGAAATAAAAGTTAGTGAATGGACACAAGAATATATGGGCCAATTCATTACTGACTTTGAAAAAAATAAACGAAGAAAAATAAAGAAAAGGAAAGTATAATGGTAGATAAAAAAGGATATTCTCAGAGAGAATGGGATAGAGTAGTTGGTTATTTTGGAAAGGTTCCTAAAGAATATGCAAAAAAATAACATAGTTGATTTTAACAGAGGAATAGTAATAAGGAGAATACAATGTACGAATATGAATGCACAATCAGAAAAGTTGTGGATGGCGACACTATTGACGTCGATATTAATCTGGGTTTCAATACTTGGATTAATAATGAGCGTGTAAGATTATATGGTATAGATACACCTGAAAGTAGAACAAGAGATCTAGAAGAAAAAAAGTTTGGACTTTATGCTAAGTCAGTTGTTGATAAGTATTTACCAGTTGGATCCAAACAGGTGTTAGTAACACATTTAGATAAGGTTGGTAAGTTTGGTAGAATACTTGGAGAGTTTAGAATATATGATGGTGAACAAGATAGACAAACAACTATCAATGAGTATATGATTAGAAAAAGTATTGGAGTTGAATATAAAGGTCAATCAAAAGATGAAATAAAACAACAACACTTAAAAAA